TATTTGAATTAAATCACGATAAAAATTTAAAAGTGTGAATTGATTGGCATTATTTAGTTGTGCTAAATTTCCTCTGTTAATTACTTAAACTTTCCTCTGGATTTGAAATGCAGATCTTAAAATTTTTACAGAGTTTTAATACAGTCGGCACCTATTTAACACTTGCTTCCATCTTGCTTGTGGTCATGATCATTTATTTTTATGTAATTAATCCTGCATGAACATTTTGAAAAGAATAGGTCTTCTCATCTATTACTTTTTTAAGAACGGAAGATGAATAATAATAGGGTAAGGATATGAAATTTAAAATATTATTATTAAGTTTTATTGCCACCGGTTGCTATGCTAATGAAAGTACAGCTGACCCAGATATTTGTAATATCGTAAAAAAGGTTGCTTATAACGTAATGGAAGCACGACAGCAAAAAGTACCAGCACAAGATTTACAACAAATTGCCGATGGGTTAGCAGATGAAAAAGCCAAGCAGCTTTATCAAGACTTAATTAGCTCAGCTTATGCTGCCAAAGTATTTAAGACAAGTTTCTTTAAACGCCAAGCAATTGAAGATTTTCAAGCAGGGTGGTATGAGGAATGTTTACGTAGAAATGAATAATAATTAAAAAATAATGAGTATTTAATTTTTAAGAACAACTAATTAGTTAAGAGAATAAAAAATAGACTGACAGGTCTGTCTAGGTATTTTAATTTGAAAATAAAATTCGAATTTATAGGTATTTATTTAAAAATAAATGCTCCGAAGATGCCGCTGCATGTCGTTACCCTTGAACCCTAAAGTTCAGCGGGCCTTTCTCAATTCTAGCAATACATTGCAATATTGAGCAATACCTAACGATATTAAAAAAATCAATATTTTTAGTAATTTATATTAAAACAATACAATGCAATATTACACAATCTTTAGCAATACAAAAATAGTCTATTAATGGTCTATTTCGGTAAATATGGTCTATTTTTCAGGTTTAAGTCTATTAAAGGTCTATTTTAATTGATTAAAAAAGCGGCACTTGGCCGCTTATGCAGTATGTGCCATTTTGTTTTGTTCAATATACGCCAAAACATCAGCCTTCACATAATTTACCTGACGTTTGTGCGGTTTCGAAAAGGGAATACCGCCGCCTTCACATCTTTTCTTCTGCAACCACGGTAAAGATACGTGCATTACGATTGCAATCGTTTCAGGCGGGAAGGTCTGATTATCAGCAGCTTCCCAAAATTCTTTTTTAGCAGCCTCTTTTTCTGCATGTGTCATACGATCTAATTTTGTTAAACGTGACATTTAAATCTCCTTACTTTCCGCTTTAACTTCTATCTTGATGCCTTCATATGTGCCATCACCACCACAATACAGACAGTGTGTATATATGCCTAAACCATCCCCATCAGGACTAAAGTTTTCAGGTAATGAAACATTTATAAATTCAGTACCGCCAATTGGCTTCGTATGAATATGAGGGGCAAGACCGTAATAAGGGAAAATGCATTCACCGTTCCCGTCATCACAAAAATCACATGTTTTAACTTTTAATCCACTCATCCTTTAGTTCCTCAACTCATTACGTTCTTTCTTCAATTGACGCAAAAGGTTGTGAAGAGTAACGGTTACAGCTTTATCTAGACTTTTGGTTGAATGAAACTCTGCTAGTTGAGAAAGCGCTAAACCAAAAATGTGGTATGCAAAAACCTTTGCAGCCTCAGGATTATTTTTGAGAAGCTCCTCGGTACTTGGACAAATGATTTTTTCAAAAATATGAACAGCTACCTGATCGGGAGTGCCTTCAATTCTGCTAGGGTTCAAATTAACTTCTCCAATAACTTTGCTCATCCTTCAGCTCCTGATTCGCTAACACCCAACTTAATGCAACCTTCCTCAGGTAAATCAGCATACCAACAGTAGTATCCTTCACCGTCATAACCATCTTGGAGCCATTTGATGGTCATTTCAGTTTCCATCTGGAATTGATCTTTTTCCCCATCTGGCGCACCAAAATCAAAGGCTTCTTTTAGTTCAGCGCAAGTTAGAGTGACACTAGGGGTGGGAGTATCTGGCACCGTCTCGGCTTTGGCTTTATTCCATAACTGCCAAGCATCATTAGTTACAATATTGAAATAGCCATTCATTGTTTCACTGAATGCTAGGATGTCATTTTTACGAATAGCACTTTCACGTTTAAAAATTTCTGTAGTTTTGAATTGTGATTCAAAAGGGATACGTTCATTACCTGTCATTTAAGCCACCATCTCTGCATATTCTTCTTTAGTCCACTCAACAAATTCTTTATAAAGCTGCTGGGCAGGTTTATTTAATCGGTTGTGATAGTCGATCGTTATGCGCCGCCAAGCTACAGGTACCGCATAATGCTTTGTTAGGAACATTGCTTGATCCATGCCTTGCCGGACTATTACGTAGCCCAGCAATTGCAAGTAGTACATAAAACCAAGCATGTGTTTTTGGCTCACTTTCTTGTACTGATCCTTCATATTAGAAACCGTCTCCTAATAAATAATCAGGCTCAGCCTCTTGAAGTGGTGTAGATGTAGGATTCTCTAATTCAAAGCGGCGTTTCTTAACAAAATCCATGAGTCGTGATTGAATCTGTGGATCTCGTGCGGCCACATCTATTTCCAAAGCATTCAATGTTGTGATGTCTGGCGCGTTTTGGATCTGAACCATTAGTGATGGTGGTTCACTCTCTATAGGCTTTTCATCTGCAAGCTCAGTCAAACGCTTGTGAGTAGCTTTGAGTAAAGGATCCATTTGTTTATCTGACCATGTGCGGGTGTATCGATAAACAGCATTTACCTCAGCTGGTGTTTTAGACTCTTTTACTCGTTGCAGAAGGGTATCTAATGTCTTCTGATATTCTGGATCTACTTTAGGCTCGTTAGTTTCTGGAACTAACAGATCCTCAGATGTGGTGACGTTAGTTTGTTCGGTAATAACAATTGTTGGTTGAGTTTCTGCAGAAATAACTTCACAAGGCTTTTCAGTTTTTGATTTTTTGCCTCTCTGTTTTTTAGGTTCCTCACCAAGACGAATAACACTTAATTCATTGTTGATTTCAAAACCGAGTGCTTTTGAAAAAGCTTTTAATTGAAGCTTGGCGTTTTCGGCATCACGCTGAACAAAACCACTATTAATAGATTCAATTAATGCGGTGGTTTTAAAATTCACGACGTAAATAGAAGGCGAATATGTACTGATTACAAAAACTTCCTGACCCTCTTCATATTCTTCAATAGTCAATGGTTTTGTGAAAGTAATCCCAGCCAGTTCAATAGTTTCGATTTTGATGCAGAATTCAAAACCCGGTTTACCAAAAACAGAAGCGGGGAATTGATCTAAGTCAGAAAAGTCCAACACGTCTCCAGCTGGACGACAAAGAACAGTTTTACCTTTTTGAAGAGCTGCAAATGCTTCAGCTGCAGTTAGTAAATTAGTCATGAATAGCTCTCCTTTTAGTGATGTAACGACTGTTGTTGCTGAACTTGCTGAGGATTATTTTTAGGCGCCCAACCCATCTGATCGGCACGTGCTTGGCATGCTCTATTGATACCAGCCTCGTAAGTAGTGCCTTTAAACTTTTTAATCGCAGCATTTAAGATGTTTGTGTCAGGTGCATCTTTAATTGCTTTTAATGCATCTTGATAAAGTTGGTCCTGAGTACGAGGTGGCTTGTGGTTGCCACCCTGAGCGGTTGTCTGATTATTCTGATTGGTATTTTGACCTGCTGGGGTAGAGGTATTTTGCTCTAGGTAGGCATAGTCATAGTTGTATAGATATTTACTTCCATCAAAATTACCGAGGTAAACATCAGCTGCCACACCAATAGCTTTAAACGCTACACCAAGAGCATCAGTAACGGCCTTTTTATAACCTTCATCAATCGCTACTAATTTGCCTTTTTGAACTTCAACAATTGCTGAACCGCCGTTGCCGAAAAATTCCTCACCCCAAACACCATCAATCTTGGTTTTTACTGCTACTTCAGCAAAAGCCATAATGGTTCCATCTGGCGCAGTTTCAGACCATAAACGTACATGTCTATAAGTCCAGCCATGACCAACAGGACCAAAGGCCTGAGTCATAGCCATTAATCGCCATTGAGGGTTGATATCTGATTTACCTTTTAAATAACCAAACTCAATCTTTTTAAGAAAATTGGTAGGCGTCTGCTTAACTGCATTCCAGATATGTAAGTTGTCTTTTGAGTTTTCAGTTGTCATTTTTCTTATCCTCATCTAGAACCGGTGAAGCCGCGTTTTTGCTTATACGCTTTGCGGTCATAAGTAGGGATATTTGTTTCGCGCAGTTTTATTGCGAGCTGCTTTCTGCGCTGAAAATCGATTTCTTGTGTGAGTTCATTCCAAACTTTTGGATAATAAGTTTGGAACCTGAACACATTTAAAGGCGTCTTAACTCCGTCTTTAACTTTGTAAAGAACTGAGCCATTAGCATTAGATGCGTACACTTGCCAGCCAATGCGAACAGAGTAGAGGCCCTTATCATCACGGCCTAAAAATGACTTGTAGCCGTCAGGGTGCTTTTTGAAATTAGACATCATTAAACCTCCACCAACTTGTTACGTTCGATGAAGCCTTTTAGAAGGTCATTGATGTTGCGGATGTCTTCAAATTCGGTGAAATCGTTATATGACTTACCATTAACATCAGTGATTTCATTCACAGTGAGTTGGGTAATATCGACAGCGGTGAATTCAGAACCCAGAACGCCGTAGCTGTCTGGATGAGCTTCAAAATCAAAGCTAACGTTTAAACGGAAGCTATCTAATTTAATTACAGCAACGCCAGAATGTTTACCTGTGATTTTTGCGGTTAAAACTCCGTAAGTACTTGGTTGCGTTTTTGGAGTAAATAGAGAAGGAGCTTCTTTTGTTTGGAAAGCTGGTTGTAGCTGACAAGCAACTAAAGAACCACCTGAGATTGCAAGAGCAGCCATGCTGACAAATGCAAAGGAGTTGAAAGGGGTAGCTTTTACGTTCATAATTGATCTCGCAGTTTTGCAAAAGCACATCGGACCTGGGGAGGGGCGGTGTGCTTTTTTGTTGTCTACGAGACAAATATCGCATTTCCGATATTTGTAGTCAATAGTTATTCCGATATTTTTACTGGTATTCCGATATTGATCTCTTGAAACACAAAAATCACTTTAACAAGGGGGGATTAATTAAAATTATTTAATTGATATTTATGGTCTAGCACTGTTAGTAGTTTGATGAAGGATTATTTTCAACTTCACTATTTAAGTCATCAAGAGCATTATCCACATCTGGAACGACGTCACGCCACTTTTCATTTTCAAAGCGCTCAAATTGATTGTTTACTTCCTCTAGTTTAGCTTCTAACTCAGCAATATGCTCTTCTAATTCAGCAATTTTCTGATCTTTCTCATACACGATAGCATCATGTTCAGCTCGGCTAATAGTGTCTGAACATCCAGTTAAAACTAAGACTGGCAATAACAAAATTATTTTAAAAACTTTCATCTTAACTCTTTCTTACTCTTCGTTTTCCACGGTATGTATATCTCAATGAATCTATTACTTGACCAATAAAATAGCAATCTTCGTCAATTGGAATGATATTGGGATGAAAATTTGGGTTAATCGCTTTTAGATACCTTGTTCCATCAGATTCAATAACCAGTTTTTTGAAAGTGGCATCTTTGTCTTTACGGACGACAATGATATCTCCAGATTGCATATCTGAATAATATACTGTCGGATCTACAACAATATAATCACCTTCTACAAAATCGGGTTCATTACTTACGCCACGTACTTTTAAATAAAAACATTTTTCGCAATCATCTGGGAGAGGGAACCATTCCGTAACTTGAGACATATCTACTGATTCAACATTAGTAAAATTACCTGCTTGTACCCAAGATAAAACGGGTGCCATTCGAGCTTGAACTGGCACAACGTTGGTGGTAATAAGTTCCCCAACTACACCTTTTTTTAATTCTTCAGCTGTAACCCCAAGGGCATTTGCTAATTCAAGTATTGAACCTGTCGACTTGGCATTTCCTGTTTCAAGATCAGAAATTACAGATTGTTTTACACCAGATTTCTGAGCTAACTCTTTTTGAGTCATCTTTTTTGCTTTTCGTATTGCTTTTAAGTTTTCACCCAAAGTAGCCATATGTATTTCCTTAAATACGTATATCGGAATTCTGATACAAATTAGTATCGCTTTGGCTATTGTTAAAATATCGGAAAACCTATATATTCACCTAAAAATATAGGAGCTTCGCATGAATCAATGGCCAAACATGATTTCAGATTTGCGTGAAAAGGGCTTAACACAAACTCAAATTGGTACCGAGATCGGGTGCTCACAGAATTACGTTAGTGATTTAGAGCGCGGGGTATGTGGTAAACGCTTATCGCATGAAATTGCAACCAAATTACAAAAGCTTTGGAAAAAGCATTGCAAAACCAAACAAGTGGCTTAGGTAACAAGATGAGCAAATTATCAGTTGATATTTCTGCAAGTGCCAGAAATGGCGTATCCCGCATATTGCATGGCCTTGATATAAGCAATCAAAAAGAGATTGCTGAACAATTAAAAGTTGATCCAAGCACTATAACTCGACTTAAAACAGATAAGAAAAACAATGGCTTGAATGAAATTGAAATGTTTTGCGAGCTATTGAGTTTGCTTGGATTAAAAGTCGTCCCTAAAGATTATCAGAGTATTGATAAGGAACGTGTTGCTGCACTTTTAGTCATGTCTAAAAGTTGGATGAACCGTATAGAAACGGTGGATGACTTATTTCATGACGAAATCAGCTGTCAAAAAGAAAAGCTTGGATATTAAAAAAGCCTGATCTCGGAAATCAGGCTTCTAGGCATTCAAATGAGGTGAATCAAATGAACACAAATAATCTATCAAATCAACAGCAAATAATCCAGAGCTGGTTTGAGCCGGCTCTCCACACACTTAAAGCATTAATCAAAAAGTGTGAAGAGAACCTAGAGCGAATTAAAGCTGACACTAAAAATGCGGCTGTTAAGCGTGATGACTTCAAGGACGTTTTAGTTCGTCAGCATCGTATTACATATAACCATGCTGAGGAAATTATTAGAAGCCTTAGCCGTGCTGATCGTATTCGATTCTTAGGAAGTACTTATATCCAGTTAAAAGTTGAGGAGTCTAAATGAATGAGTTGGCTCTTTTCGCAGGCGCTGGTGGCGGAGTACTCGCATCTTATCTCATGGGATGGCGAACAGTGTGTGCAGTTGAACGTGATGCCTACGCAGCACAAGTTCTGGCGCAACGACAGAATGATGGAATTCTCGAAGCTTTCCCAATTTGGTCTGACATTACAACTTTTGACGGAAAACCATGGAAAGGAATTGTTGACGTTATATCTGGCGGCTTCCCGTGCCAAGACATTAGTGTTGCGGGCAAAGGCGCAGGACTTGACGGAGAGCGTTCAGGACTCTGGAAAGAATTTAAACGGATCATTTGCGAAGTACAACCCGAGTTCGCATTCATTGAAAACAGCCCAATGCTCATTACTCGTGGACTCGACAGAATCCTCTGTGATCTTGCCCAAATGGGGTTTGATGCTCAATGGGGAATTATTTCATGCGCCGATATTGGTGGAGTTCATAAACGAGAACGCACCTGGATTGTTGCTACCAACTCTTGGAGCAAACGAGGGAAAGGGTTCATCAAAAAAAAGATATCGCGGATCAAAGGAATACCGTGGGGCCAAGATGTGCGAAGCGTTGAGGACTTGCGAAGAAGATCCGATTTACCTAAACCCCTCATTTGCAGAATTAACCATGATGTGGCCTTTGGGGTGGACCGACTTAAAGCCATTGGAAATGGACAAGTTCCTTTCGTGGCTAAAAGCGCATTCGAATATTTAGGTGGTGCAAAATGAATTATTACCAACACCATATTGGTGACTTTAACAATGCGACTCGCCACCTCAGTTTAATTGAGCGTGCGATTTACCGCGACTTATTAGACATGTATTACGACACAGAGAAGGCGATTGATGCATCAAGCATTGATCGTCTAGCACGTCGTTTGCAATGTACTACCGAAGAGCAAAAAGAAGCTCTCAAATATGTACTTGATGAGTTTTTCATTCTTGAAGAAGGTGTTTATCGCAATAATCGTTGTGAACGAGAAATTGCTGAATATCACGGGAAAAAGAAACAAGCGAGTGAGGCTGGTAAAGCGTCTGCTGCAAAACGTGCAGCGAAAAAGAAAGGCTCGTCCAACAGTGATTCATCAAAAGATGATCAAGCGTCTAACGAAAATTCAACGGTCGTTGAAAATCCGTTAAACGAAGAACAAACGGATGTGCAACCAACCAATAACCATAAACCATTAACCATAAACCAAGAACCAATTATTGATAGTAGTAGTAATGCGCGTGAAGAAAATTCGCAATTTACACCAATCCAATTTGCTCAGTATCAGATCGATGATCACAAGCGTTACTCAATGCGTGAATTCATTTCTGAATACAGCGAGTTTCAATACGATTTCATCTCACTTGCTCAACAAAGATTTGTTTCTGTACCTGAAATCGACTTGAGAACCATGATTCAAAATTTCGGTGACTGGTACTTTGCAAACGAATCAAGCTCGTTGAATACACCAAGCATCTGGTTGGTTAAGTGGTTCTCTTGGGTTCAAAACAACGAGAAACAAGTTGCTGCTAACCGCAAGAAGCAAGAGCAAATCACTTCAACCGGTCAAAAACCACAAGAGTCGGGTTACTTCGCTAATCTTTTTGAAGAACAGAGCGAATCTCAAATCGTGGATGTAACCCCAGCAAAAAAGTTTCCAATGATTGAGGAGGTAGGTCATGCATGAGATTACCTTGAACGAAGTGCGTCAATTAATCGCTTCTCTTCGCACTGTTTACGCTGCTCAGTTCAATAAGCAATTTCCAGCAACAGGCGAAAGTGCAATTCCTCTGTCAGTGGTTGAGCAAATCGCACTTAAAACACTGGTTGGCGTTCAACAAAACCAATTTAACAACGCACTTGCTCGTTTACTTACAGCAGGTGGACGCTTTATGCCGTCATTTGCCGAGTTTCGCACCTGGTGTATCGGTGAAAGTTGGATGTCTCCAGAAGAAGCTTGGTCTCGCGCATGTAAGTTTACAACTGACCGTTCCGTGGTTATTACCCAAATCACTAAGTACGCCTTAGACGAGGTTATGTATTTGATCGAAGCCGGCCAAATGCGAGCAGCTCAAGATAATTTCTTCGGGACCTACAACGTGATGGTTGCTAAAGCTCAGTTAAAAGGCCGTCAGCAAGAGTTTTACACTCCACCGCTACAACTAGAACACAAAGAACCTAAACACGTTCCTGTGAGCAATGACGAGGCTCAAAAGCATCTCCAATCATTGATGGAACGATTAAAAATCAATGGTCGTAAACCTGCACCAGTACAAAAACTTCAGGCAAAAGTAAAAGAGCCTGAGCTTGCAAAGGAATTAGGTCCAGATCCTTTCGATAATCCGCAGGAATACGCAGAGATGTGCCGCCGTGAAGGTATGCCTATTCCAAGAAATATTCTGCAGTTAATTGAAGGGGCGAATGCATGAAAGCATCTAAATTGATTAGAGATAAAGGACTGCAATACGCGAAGGAAATCGTAGATTCAGCACCTTCTAACGCAACTGAATGGAATGAAGGTTTCGAGTTCCAATGTGGTCAAAGTGTAGAGATTAGCAAGGCTGATCGAGAAAAGTATTTTGTAGACATTTCCGAACTCAAGCGCCTGCTGGAATCGATTGATCAAATTAATGCGTTTGATGGCGGTATTAAAGAAGCTAAAGAGATTCTAAGCCGCATCAATAAAAATGGCAGCAAGTACGCGACATTATTTGAAAGACCTGCATTAGAGCAAGCCATCCGCGACCACGAATCAATATACGGAGGCGGTCATGTTTGAACAAATATTAAAACACCGCCCTAAAGGTGCGACACATTGGCAGGCTGGATATTACTACAACAGTGATGAATGTGGGATTTGGTCTATTTGGGAAAACGGGAAGTGGCATGGAGATTTTAAATTTCCAGATGGTGTTATGACTAAGTTGCCAGAGGAAAAGGAGCCAGTCATGAGTGAGTTTGAGGGTAAATCTGGAAAGTGGGCTTGGGAGATTCAAAAAGAACAACAAGCGAATTTAGTTGAGCTAAGAAGTTCAATTGAAAACCTAGTTCAAAAGTATAAACACGATGCTCATGCTTCAAGCCTTTTTGGCGATCAAGATAAAGCACGAGTTTATAACTGCTTTGCTAATCAGTTGAAAAATTTGCTGAAAGGTGGTGCTTGATGTCATCAGTCAGCATTGCTGAATACCGCAAGTTATTTCCGATAAAGAAAAATAAAAAGCGGCGTTCAGCAAAGCAAGTTGCCAGACAACCAAGTGTGGGTGAAATGGTTCTGGCAACGCATTTAAGAGCATGCAAGATCGGTTTTGAACAGGAATATAAGTTCCATCCAAAACGCAAATGGAGAGCTGATTTTCTGATTACTGGTACAAAGATTTTGATTGAGGTGGAAGGCGGGATCTGGAGTGGAGGCCGTCATACAAGGGGCAAAGGCTATATAGGGGATATGGAGAAATACAACTCCGCAGCAATGATGGGTTTTACAGTTTTACGGTTCAGCACAGAGCAAGTTAAGGCAGGCGTGGCGATTAAACAAATTGAGCAATTGGTAGGTGAAAAATGAGTGCAGTTTTAAAAACACAACAAATGGATTGGTCTAAATATACTATTGACGGTTGGTTAGAGCAGTTTGGCGCATGGTGTGAAACAGTTAGAATGAAAGGGGGTGATTTGCCAGATGGGCTTCATATCAATCAAATTTACTGGTTGATGCGTGAAGCTGGCAAAGAAGTACAAAAAAGTAAATCTTATATTCGATGTGAGATCAGTGATTATGAGGCGGATCAAATTCAAGCACTTTTACGAAGTCTATTAAATTCTGATAAAACAGATTTTACAACTAAGTTTGCATTAATTTGTTTAATTAAAAATAAGGTTGAAAATAAAGGATTGTTGAAGGTTGCTCAAGAAACAAACCAATCTAAAGCTCAGGTCGCAATTATGGTGAGTTGCGCTAGATTTTATTTATTAGGTCATGATAAAAGATTAAGACAAAATGGAGGTTCAAATGAAAACATACACTGTAAAACTATATGAAGGCGTTAGTCGGGAGAAAGTTAATGAAACTTTGAAATACTACCCTGATTATTTTGGTAAAATATCAATAATTACAAATGTAATTAATAATAAATTGCAATTAACACTAAAAGCATTTGAAGGAATCGACGTTATAACTGCCAATGATCTAATGATTAAAATCGTTGAACGTTTAAAAGCTTCTCAATTAGTAGAAAAGCATAATTTAGACTTGTTGACTGTCTAGACGCTTTATGGCATATTTTTGATATAGTGGACAAAGTTATAAGCGTTGCACCAATTTGTTTTAAAAGCTCACTTAATCGTGGGCTTTTAATTAGGATTTGAAAAAACATGAAATTTATCGTATATTAAACAGGTATTCTACTTCCTATGTAGTTATTCAGTTTATAGTCCGTACCTTCCCCAAGGTACGGATTTTTTTTATTTTTTGCTATATAGTCCAGGCTGGTAAAAATGAATATCTGTGTTGGTGGTGAACTCAATGGGCAAGTGATAGAAAAAAAGGGGTGTTAAGAACAAAGATGTATATAAATATTAGTAAATTATAAAATTATTAAATAAATTCAAATATTTAAATTAAAAATAAGTGATAAAACTTTAACAATATTTACGTACGTGATGAATTTAGTAACTCAAATAAACATTATTTTAGACGGATAATTATAAAAAACGGAGTACAAATGTCATGAATAAGAATGTAGAGCTAATTAATTACATTGATGTAGCTGAGACAGTTTACGAACGGGTATATGAAAATAATAAAATTTCAAATAATTTGATTGTTAATCTAAATCGCATAATGGCTGAGATAAAGAATCAAGCTGCAGAAAAAAAACTCAAATTGAAGTACAGCTCAATAGACTTTGAATATTGTTTAAGTTTGCCTTTAGCTGATCGCAAAATAAAAGTAGATTTAAGCCTTATACCTCATTTTGAAGATCGTGAAGAAAGTATTTTGTGGTTAACTAACTTTATTGGAAAAATTTGTGAGCCCAGAAAGATGCAAAGACAGAAAAAAAAACTTCATTAAGTACCTGTGAATTTTAGATGAACCGCCCTTAAAGCGGTTTTTTATTGCTAGTAGAATATTTAAGGTATCTTTTCTAATAGGCACATACTATTGAAGTGTTTTTTATTTATTTTTTAGATTGAAAAGATTGCTATTTAAGTAATTTAAATATAAAAATCTTTATTGATTGAGAGTAGTTGTTATACAGGATATTTATAAGGATTTTAAAATGACAATTATCACATTGCTCGATGTTAAGACGAAGAAGAAGGTGATAGTTCGGTCCGTAATAGACCCAATAGCAAGAATAGACAAAAAAGGGAATATACAAATTATTCAAATTCATAAATGGCTATATGATGAATCTGGAGATTTCGTTGATGAAGACTTATATGAGGCACTCAACAATGGAGAAGTTGGAATATACATAACTTTGCAGTATATGATCATTAATATTGAAAATTAATTATTTTTTATTTTTAGTCAGTTTGAGTTCTTACTCTCTAGAGCCTAATGGTTACTACACATAAGACCTTATTAAGTATTACCTATTGATGGGCACATATTCTTTATAACTCTTGATAAGTAAAAAAATTATGTAGGCTAAAAATAAAACTATTTAAAAAAGAAATCTTTATCTATTTAAATATGAATATTTGATATTTTTAATTCAATCCCTATTGCTAGTGCTTAAATATTATGCCAATATGAAGTTGGAAATATTTCCGAATAGATATTTCCTATTTCAGGTTTAAGCGTTTTTTTCGCTAAGTCCATTTCTGAATAAAAATAGGAAGTGGGCTTTTTTATTTTTAAATATTTCTGTATTATCAGTGTGTTGCTGTAAGTAACACTAAACCTTATTGATCAGCGCAAATATCAAAAAAGGGGGAGCTTGCCTACTAGGCAAGCTTTTTAAATTGATAATTTAAACACAATAATCCATTTTAAAGCTCAATAGAAAAATCAAACTTCCATAGCTTTTATTCGTACTAATTTATTGAATATAATCGTTTTTATAATTTTTAAAATTTCCTTAAACTAAAAATGGAAAATTTCTTGTTGCAACATTGTTATAATAGGATTACCTTAAGAAAAATACTTTATAAAAATGAGGAGCTGCTGAAATGCCACAGTATCTCATGTTTGCGGAAAATATTTATAACAAAATTAAAGATGAGGAATTGTTTTCACATGACTGTATTGAAAATATGAACTTACTTATGACATGTATACGCAGAGAAATTGAGGGAACAGAATTTAAATTAAAATATAATTTTATTGATTTTGTTGAATTGTTTAGTAGACCATTAGATGAATGTAAAGTAAAAATAGATGTGAGTTTGATTCCTCCTCATAATTCAGAAGGTGAGTATATTTTATGGTTAGCTGGATTAATCGAAAAAATTACAGAAGGTGGACCTAAACCACCTCCACCTATAAAGAAGTTTATTCCAGAGTATATGAGCTTGAAATTTGAATTAGATTTTTTACCCTTAAATGAGGAAAAAATTCAAAACGAAGGTAAAGAAATTACGGATTACTTTAATTCAAAGCTTTATAAGGCAACTTTTAAGAAGTAATACTATATTGCCTGTGAGTTTAGCCACCGCCTAAGGGCGGTTTTTTTTATGGGTAAGAATAATGGATTCTACAGAATACTTTTGGCTTACTCGGAAAAAAGAACCTAAAACTAAACCTAAAAGCCGGCCATTGCCTAAGGCGAAGCAAAAATATCTCGAGGCTGAGGCAACACTTAAGGAAGAGCTTGAGGATTTGGCGATTGGATTTGAAAGTAAGTTTCAGCCGATCCATACCAAACACTGGCGCTTTGATTTTCATATAGTGAAATTGCGTTTGCTCATTGAAATTGAGGGTGGTCCCTGGTCTGGTGGGCGTGGTGGAAAGCTGTCAAATAAAGCATGGAGTCTTAATCGATATGATCATGCTGAAGAGATGGGTTACAAAATAGAGCGCTTTCATCCAGATTCTATTTTGTCGGGATATGTCATCAACTGGATAAAAAGTGAATTAGCGAGAATTGAAGATGGAGCAAATAAGACCATTTCCACCGACTGATTTTATTGATCAAGCAGATGAAGAAGAAGCAATTAGACTAACACCAGCACCAGATCTAAAAAAATGGGTTGTTGCTAATTACTTAACTATTGGTGGACCTCTTTATAACCCCGATCATGATCACATAGCTGAGCTGCTTCACGATAATGAAGAATTTTTAGCATTTGCTTGGGCCTCTTCTGCATATAAAAGCAAGCAAGCTATGGTGTTAGGCCAGTGCGAAAAAGTCATGTTCAATGTTGGTGGATGGCGTAAGGCCAGACAAGAGCAACAGATGCGAGACTGGTTCGGCTTTGTACCTACATATTTAATAACGGTCGATGCATCTTTCTGTGAGCGTGCAAACGATACAGAGTTCTGTTACTTGCTTGAACATGAGCTTTATCACATTGGTGTGATGAAGGACGAAGACGGCGAAATCATTTATAGCGATAGTACGGGGCTGCCTAAGCATTACTTAGCTGGTCATGATGTAGAAGAATTTGTTGGCGTGGTTAAACGGTGGGGACCAAGTAAGAATGTTAAGCGACTTATTGAAGTCGCAAAAAATCCGCCGTTTGTTTCGAATCTTGATATTTCAAAATGCTGCGGAAACTGTGTAATCAATTGAGCCAAATGGCTCTTTTTTTTGCCCATTTTGTTATACGTAGTTATACGATGAGGAAGTTATGGCGACACTAAAAGAGCCTGTGAAAATCTTTATAGTTCAGTCTCTTGCTTGTCGTGATACACCTCAAGAAGTGGCTGAACTCGTAAAACAAGAGTTTGGCGTTGATATAGATCGTGTTCAAGTTGCAACTTATGACCCTACAAAGGTTGCTGGTAAGAACTTAAGCAAAAAGTATGTCGAACTATTTGAAAAAACCAGAGATGAGTTTGATAAAGGCTTAATTGATATTCCAATTGCCAATAAGTTCTACCGATTGAAGCAATACCAAAGACAGCTTGAGAAGACTAGAAACGTCAAAACAGCCTTAAAAATTCTTGAACAAGCCGCTAAAGACATTGGTGGTCAATTTACTAATCGCCAAGAAATTACAGGCAAAGACGGCGGACCAGTCCAAACAGTTAATACTGAAATTCCAGTTCCAATGGAAGATTACTTAAAAGCGCGGAGGGAAGTCTTAGATGAGTACTGATGCGGCTCGGGATAAAGCCATCCGGATCGAGGCGCAAGAAGATTTATATTTCTTCACAAGGTACATGTTTAAGGAGCGCCGTGGTTATAAATGGATGCAAAATTGGCACCACTTAGAAATCTGCGAAGCTTTAATGAAAGTTTATCGCGGAGAGATAAAGCGGTTAATTATTAACGTTCCACCACGATATTCTAAAACTGAAATTGCTGTAATTAATTTCATGGCTTGGTGTTTTGGTAAGAATCCAGACTGTGAGTTTATTCATATCAGTTACTCGGCAATGCTTGCCGCAAATAATGCATTTCAGACTCGTAATATGGTTCAAGAAAAGGCTTATAAAAAGGTCTTTCCTGATCTTAAGTTACGTGAGGATAGTAAAGCTAAGGATTTCTGGCGCACAGATGCAGGCGGAGTCTGCTATGCGACTGGTACTGGCGGTACCATTACAGGTTTTGGTGCAGGCAAAATGCGTGAAGGCTTTGGTGGTTGCATCATCATTGATGACCCGCATAAGGCCGATGAAGCCAAATCAAAAACTATCCGTGAAGGTGTAATTGACTGGTTCCAAAATACTCTCGAGTCTCGTACTAACTCACCGGAAACACCAATTATTGTCATTATGCAGCGTCTTCATGAAGATGATTTGGCAGGATGGCTGCTAGGTGATAGAAAAGACGGCGTTCCTGTAGCTGGTGGTAACGGTGAGGTTTGGGAGCATCTATGTCTTTCGGCTATTCAAGAAGACGGATCTGCATTGTGGCCAGCAAAGCACAATATTCAAAAGTTGAAGCAAATGGAGCAAGCTGCGCCGTATGTATTTGCCGGGCAGTACCGACAAATGCCATCACCGCCAGCAGGCGGTTTTTTTAAGCCTGACAATATTGAAATTGTGGATGCTTTACCTGCTGATGTAGTGAAGCAAGTAAGGGCATGGGACTTCGGTGCTACTGAGAATGAAGGCGACTTTACAGCAGGTGTTAGAGAAGCTCTTGGCGCAGATGGCTTTACCTATATCGTTGATGTAACCAAAGGGCAACTTGGTCCAGACAATGTCAATAAGCGCTTAAAACAAGTCACAGAGTTAGATGGGATGGGTGTAACGGTAAGGATTCCTCAAGATCCTGGTCAAGCTGGTAAATCACAAGCAAGTGCATTCGTAAAACTTCTTGCAGGATATGACGTCAAAGCCAAACCAGTTTCGGGAGACAAACTCACACGTGCACAACCTTTTGCGGCACAAGTTAACGTGGGTAACGTGAGAATGCTTAGAGGTGATTGGAATAAAGACTTTATTGAAGAGCTTCGCAATTTTCCAAATGGAACGCATGACGACCAAGTTGATGCTGGTTCAGATGCATTTAATGAATTGAATGGAGGTTTTGAAGCCTTCTTTGCTGATATGGGATTTGCTCGATGAGTGACGTAACTTTTAAACATCCTGAATATGTTAAAAACTTGCCATATTGGCAGAAGCTAGATGATGTGTGTGAAGGCGAGGATGCTGTAAAAGCTAAAGGAGAAAAGTATCTGCCGAAACCCAATGCTCATGATAAGACCCAAGCAAATAAGAGTGCTTATCTAGCCTACTTAATGCGAGCAGTTTTTTATGAAGTTACAGGTACAACATCTAATAGCTTAGTCGGTGCAGCTTTTGCAACAGATCCTAGTTTTAAGTTTCCTCCAGAACTAGCTCACTTAGAACGCAATGCTAACGGCGCTGGCTTGAGTGCTTATCAATTGGCACAAACGGGTATTCGACACTTATTAAAGCATTACCGATGCGCTTTATATGTTGACTATCCTGCAGTTACACCGGCACGAAATCTTGCGGAGTTTAAACAGCAAAAAGCCTACCCGATGATTCACTTATTGAATGCCATTGATGTGATCAATTGGGATTCAATGATGATTGATAACCAGAAAAAGCTTTGTTTAGTAGTCATCCGTGAATTTACTTCTGAGAGGGGCGGTGATGGCTTTAGTAAAACGGAAGTGGAGCAGTATCGTGTCTTAAGGTTAGAGCCAAATAGTGAAGGAGTTTACGCCTATTCGGTACAGGTCTATATCAAGGGCGATAAGGGCATATGGGTGGGAGGTGAAAAGAAATTCCCAACTGATTATAACGGTGATACTTGGTCATATATTCCTTTCACCTTTGTGGGGGCTATTGATAACTCTGAAGAGATTAAAAAGCCTCCATTGCTCCCATTGGCAAATCTTAATTTAGCTCATTATAGAGATAGTGCGGACTTTCAAGAGTCCGTTTTTTATATGGGCCAACCACAGTTTTATGCAAAGGGAGTCAATTGGGCTTGGTACGACGAGGCCAAAAAGCGTGGAATTTATATCGGTGCAAAAGTCCTGTTACCTTTACCTGAAAACGGTGATTTGGGGATTGTACAAGCAGATCCAAACACTTTAGCTCGCGAAGCTATGAAGGATAAATGGGAACAGATGAAAGAGATGGGTGCGCGCTTAATTGAAAAGGGTTCAGCGGCCAAAAAGACTGCTACAGAATCTAACAGTGATGACGCCGTGCAGCATTCCGTTCTTTCACTTTGTGTTGTGAATATGAATGAAGCTTTTTCGATGGCTTTAAGATGGGCAGCTAAGTTTGTAACGCCTAATGTTGATGTTCTGACTAAAGATGAACTGATGTTCGAAATTAGTCAGGAATTTAATAAACAAGGATATCAAGCTGAACTAGCACGGCAATTGTATGAGGCAGCACTACAGGGCCGTTCTTCGTTTAAATCTTGGTGGGAATATAACCAGACTGGAATGTTCCCAAAACAAAAGTATAAAGAAGAGCTGGACAACATCGAAGGCGAAAAAGACGGAACAGTGAATCTATAGGTATGGTGATATGGCTAAAGATAATAAAAATCTTTTGGAGGTACTCACTCAACATCAGGCTTATCTTTATCGTGCTTCTTCGCAATCAGTAAATGAATTATTGGGTTTATTCAATGATGATACGAACGCAATGCTTTCAAAGCTTCGTGATTTATTGGATGAACTTAGTGATTCAGAAAAGATAGCTTTAGCTGGAGGGAAATACACAACTTCAAATCTCAGGGAAATAAGAGATTTAATTTCTCAATGGTTTAGTAGTGTAAACACAAGCTTGCCAGAAGCTTTCGCAGTTTCAGCTACTGCGATGGCCGTATATGAAGCCAGCTATATGGCAAAGTTATTCGGCGCAAAGATAAATAAGCCCGATGGTGAAAAGCTGTTCACAGCAGCAAAAAAAGTGCCCTTGGCTGGTGGAGCATTGGTTGATGATCTTTTATCAAGAATTGCAGAAAATGCCCGCCAAAAAGTTGAGTATGCAATTCGTGATGGAATCAGCACTGGCAAAACCAATCAGGAAATTGTTCAGCGTATTCGTGGTACCAAACGGCTCAATTATGAAGATGGAATCTTAAATGGTACCAAGACTGATATTGATCGCACTGTTAGAACTGTGCGCAGTCATGTGGCTAATCAAGCATATCTGAATAGCTTTAATCAATTGGGCTTTGAATATGTACGATTTGTTAGTGTACTTGATGGAAGAACTTCTAAGTTGTGTGCTTCGCTTGATGGCTCCATCTGGGAAATAAACGACCCCGCCAAACGTGTACCACCGTTGCATCCTCATTGCCGCAGTATTTTGGTACCAGTTGAGAAAGATGGGAAACTCCTAGGGGAACGTCCATTTGTAATGGATGAGCGCAAAGTAAAGGACATCCCGAAAGATGAGCGTAGCCAATTAATAGGGCAACTGGACGCAAACACCACATTCAAAGAGTTCTTTAAGAAAACAGATGATTTCTTTCAAAAGGAATGGCTAGGACCAAAGAGGTACAAGCTTTATAAAGAAGGAAAGTTTGATTTTGAAAAGTTCTTTGATCCTGAAGGCCGTTTGTATAGCTTAGCTGAGTTAAGAAAGTTAGATGAAAAATCTATTAAAAAGTTGGGTCTGTAATTTTTTCTTATGTTATATTTTTTAAAACATCAGAATTTATACAATATGAAAACAATAGCTTTTGTATGTCTAACTCTAATTTCCATCACTTGTTTAGCTGAACCAAGTCAAAAATATCTTAAAGAATATGATCGTTTGTCTGAAGCTTTGGAGTCAGCAATGGCAAATGCATATTCTTTTGATCCTACAACTGGTCAAGTAAAACAGGCTACTCAATATTTAGAAGCTAAAAATAATTTATGTAGAGCTGCCCAGGCGAAACTAAACCTCACCACGTTTTTAAAAGACAATTTAGAGGAATCTAAAGAGCTTTATAAATCTATTGATGGTGCAGAGACTCTAGATAAAAATTATCTTAGTGGGCAACAGCAGGAACAGCAAACTCTCGTTTCAAATTTGAAAAAAGACCTTGTTGGTACTGGATTTAACTGTGAGTAATTATTGCTGATGACAGGCAATCCTAAACTCACTTAAGACACAATTTTCACCCATATAAGCGCCCAAACGGCGCTTTTGTCATTTATGGAGTTTGGCTTATGAGTGAATCAAAAGTTAGACATTTAGTACTTAAGCGTCACCCAATCTTAAAAGGCTTTTTAGTTGTGTGTGATGAAGAAACTGGAATGCCACTGGCAGGGCAAAAAGCGGTTCATATGAATAGTGATGCTCAAGATGGACCAACAACGATTAGCGTAACATTCGAGGCTTATGGTGAGAATGGAGTCCGCTTAGTAGGTGATGAGCCAAGAGCACTTTTAACAAAGTAAACGTAGCGAAAGGTGGTAAAAATGTCTGAAATATCAGTTGCTGAATATGTAAAGAGAAAAGAAGAGTTAGAAAGAACACTAACAGGCCATATTGCTGAATTGATCAGTAAATTTGAAAAAGATACAGGCATAAATGTTCAAGATGTTTATGCGAATTTTTCTAGTGCCACATGCTTGGGTGGTTCAGAAAAATACTTTCTAACTGGTGTGACAATTAAAACCTCAATTTCTAATTAAACCAATTTATTAATTCAATAGCACCTTCGGGTGCTTTTTTTGTGAGAAGAAAATGATCAAAGAAGTAACAGAGCAAGAGTTAGCTGAAAAGTCTGTGGCGCCCCGAGTAACTAAAGCGCAAATTGAATCATTGATGGAGCGTGTTACATATACGGTTGAGCAACGCCCCGGAGGCACGACATCAACTTTTGTACATGCACTTTTAGATGGAAAGTTTTTTCTAGCAACGGGTTTTAGTGCATGTGTGAATGCTGAAAACTTTGATGCTGAAATTGGTGAGCGTATGGCTCGTGGAAATGCAGAAAAGTCAGCTGAAAATAAACTTTGGGAGCTAGAAGGCTACCGTTTATTTGCAACAAATTTCTAAGTTTTTAATCGAAATGAAGCGTCCTAAAGGGCGCTTTTTTTATTGCCTGCCGAAAGCGGATGCTAACGGCGAATCCGGGCGGATGCCCATTTTGTATATATAGGTTGGATGACCAATGAAACTTAAAACAGTAACAATCGACGGTAAAGTTTATGCGGAAGTAGAGGGTGATAAACCTATCTATGTCCATGATGATGGGAAAGAAATGCCACATGATGCTGCACATTCTGTGGCGACAATTGCTCGATTAAATGGTGAAGCTAAAACACATCGTGAAGCCAAAGAAGCAGCCGAAAAAGCCCTAAAAGCTTTTGAAGGAATTGAAGACCCAGCGGCAGCTAAAAAGGCATTACAAACAATCCAAAATCTCGACGATAAAAAGCTGGTGGATGCTGGTGAAGTTGAGAAAGTGAAAGCTGAAGCTATCAAGGCAGTTGAAGAAAAATATGCTCCGATTGTTGAGCAACGTGACGCACTAGAAGCCTCTTTACATAAAGAACTAATCGGCGGTGGTTTTGCTCGTTCTAAGTACATTCAAGACAACATTGCAGTACCTGTGGACATGGTTCAGGCAACCTTTGGTCATCACTTCAAAATCGAAGAAGGCAAAGTGGTTGCATATGATCCGAACGGCGAAAAGATTTATTCACGTGTCCGCCCGGGTGAACTTGCAAATGTTGATGAAGCTTTAGAGTCATTGGTTGGTGGATACCAGCATAAAGACTTAATTCTTAAAGGTGGTAAAGGAACTGGTGGCGGTTTTCAAGGTGGGGGCAAAGGTGGAGCACCTACAGGAATGAAACGCAGTGAAATGTCTGTTTCTCAGAAAGCAGATTACATCAAAGAACATGGCAATGATGCCTTCCTAAAACTACCGAACTAATCATTAAATATTTGGAGAAAAGTAGTTATGACTACGACAGTTAATTCCGACATGATCATCTACAACCAACTGGCCCAAACAGCGTATTTAGAACGTTTACAAGACAATTTGAATGTCTTTAATGAAGCTTCCAATGGTGCGATTATTTATCGTAATGAAATCATTCAAGGTGACTTCAATAAAAATGCATTCTACAAAGTTGGTGGTAGCATTAAACATCGTGATGTGAACTCCAATGCAAAAGTAACTCCGGAAAAAATCGGTGCAGGTGAGTCTGTAGGTGTAAAAATTCCATATAAATATGGTCCTTATGCATCAACTGAAGAGGCATTTAAGCGCCGTGCTCGTACACCAGAAGAATTTGCTATGGTTGTTGGTTACGATCTTGCAGATGCATTGGTTGCAGGACGTTTAGAGTACAGCTTAGCTTCTTTAAAAGCTGCTATTTCTAGCAATCCCGACATGGTTGCGAAAGGGAGTATCGTTGTTGACGGCCGCAAAGCATTAACTCGTGGTATGCGAAAGTTTGGTGATAAGTTTGGCCGTATTGGTTTATGGGTGATGAACTCAGATACATATTTCGATATTGTCGATGATGCAATCACTAAGCAAATTTATGGTGAATCTGAAATCGTTATCTATGGCGGTTTACCCGGTACATTAGGTAAGCCAGTCTTGGTGACTGATGCTGTAGGGGATAACGATGCTTTTGGCTTGCAGTATGGTGCTGTAACAGTAACTGAATCACAAGTACCGGGCTTCCGAGCTTATGACATCAATGATGAAGAAAACTTAGCAATCGGTATGCGTGCTGAAGGTGCATTTAACCTAGATATTCTTGGTTATAGTTGGGATACATCGAAAGGTGAAAATCCTGACCTTACATTACTTGGTTCAAGCGCTAACTGGATCAAATATGCAACCAGCAACAAAATGACAGCAGGTACCTTACTTGATTTATCGGGTACAGCGACAACTGGTTAAAACCTAAAAATTAAAATCTAAGGGGGCTAATAAGCCCTCTTTTTTATTATTAAGAGAAAAGCGCCATGAAGATTATCTATACACGCATTGCAGCAGCTGCTGCATTAGAGACGGGCATTATTGCTAACCCTGACTATTATGAAAACCCAAATTTGAAAGCAAAAGAGGTAATTATTTACGGTAATTATCCAAAGATTCAAAAGGATTATGAAACTTTGGAAGTTCCAGTTGAAGTTCGTAAGTTGGAAGAGCCAGAAAAAACGACTTTGGCCACAGTAAATGTCGCAGTGGGAATTACCCCTGAACTTCAAGCTGTGATGGATGATGCAAAAGCTGAATGTGAAAAGGTGGTTGAAGAAAACACTCAGCTTAAGCAAAAAATTGCCATCTTAGAGCAGGCCGGTGGTAACCAGTCAGAGTTGTTATCTGAGAATTCACGATTAAAAGATGCAGCAGTCTTAGCAGATAAAGCTCTCAAAGATGCTGAAGCTCAAGTTGTCGGTATTAAAGCTGAATTTGAAGCTTTTAAAAACGATATTCCTGCAATGCAAACACGTATTGCTGAATTAGAAGCTGGAAAAGCGGAAGAAAATCCTGCTACAGAAACAGCAGCTAATGATTTTGAAAATTGGTCAAATGATCAATTAAAAGAGTATTTGGCTAGTAAAAACATTGGCTACAAGCCATCTGCAACAAAAGCAGAACTCCTTAAATTAATCCCGAAGGAATAATGCAATGAGCTTTATTACTGTAGATGACGCAAATTCAATTTTGGGCAGCGATTTTGCACCAGACAGTGATAAAGCTCGTCTGGTTCAACTGGCAAATGTCTGGATGAAAAAACGGATTGGTTTTGTACCAGATCCAATTGATCCACTTCTTAAAGACGCGGCTTGTGAAATTATCAAAGGAATTCTGGCCAAAGTAATTTATAACGGCAAAGAGCAGTTGCTTAAACGAAAGAAAGTTAAAGCTGATTCAGTCGAATCTGAAAAAGAGTATCAAGAAGGTACTGAAGCGATTTCTAGCTTTGAACAGATAGCAATTGATTATATTGATTCGCTTGATTTGAAAGATCCAAATGCAAGTTTTAATGGCTTTGGCATACCACTTTACAGGGCATGATATGGGCTTACGTGACGAAATTCAGGCAGACATTGCTGAAGCATTTAATGATGATTTAGCAGATGCCGTACATACCTTTACATGTGAACGGATCTCAAAAACGAATTGGGATCCTAAAACTGAAACGTATGTTGAAGTTAAAGAAAACTATTCTGGCCGTGGCGTTTTGTTCGGCTCTTACAGTCAATATGAGATTCAGACGCTTGGAGTGCTGGCTACTGATAAAAAAGCAACTGTGCTGCAAAATGAAGTATCCATGACTCCAAAAATTGACGATGAATGGCTAACAGCTTTAGGCTCATTTCGAGTTATCCATATTCAACAAGATCCAGCCAGTACAATCTGGAAATGTCAGCTTCGAAAAGTGTAGGGGCTAAAATGGTTAATCCTGATTATGTTCCTGAATGGTATATCTCGCCTTTTCAACATGTGCAGTACACGCTTGCTCGAAATCAACTACACATGGATTTGTTATTTGAAGATATGGATAAGGCCGATCAATTTTTGGATATGGGAGCGGATGCGCAAGTTAGTACTTTTTCTGATGGCGCATATGCAATCGTCCAAATTGGTGATACGGCGGATAAAGACCGAATTCAAGTTTATGGATTGCTTTTACATGAAGCTGTTCATGTCTGGCAAAAGATTAAAAAGCTCATGGGTGAACGAGAACCGAGCTCTGAGTTTGAAGCTTATTCAATTCAGGCGATCGCTCAGGATCTCTTTAAGATGTATGAGGAAAGCGAGGTTAAAAGTCATGGGGTGGAAGGGGAAAAAGCCGACTAGTTTTAGTCTTGATGTGTCTAAAGCGGCAGAAGACCATGTGAAGAATATTGTCATGGATACTGTGCAATCCTTAGTTAATTTAAGTCCCGTCGATACTGGAGCATACCGTGCTTCACATATTGTTTCGGTTGGATCTGGTGACTATGACATACGTGGACCTGAAACTAACCCAATTCAAGATGCTGCTATTCAAGCTGTAAAGATTAAATTGGGCAATTTGGTCTACATACAGAATAACCAACCTTATGCTGAGCGCTTAGAAAACGGTTGGTCTGATCAAGCGCCGCAAGGTATTTATGGCCTCACGTTTAATTTTATTTCTCAAAAGTACGGTGGCTAAAATGACAATGACTTTAGAGCAGACAAGGCAAGCTATTATTGATCGCATGCAAAGCTTTACAGGTATTACGCAAGACAGAATCCAGTATCCAAATTTACCAGGCTTTAATGTACCTAAAGATGGTGTTTGGTGCCGCTTAACGATTGCAGGTGGTCCCAGTTTTACTTCTGGCATTGCAGATAAGCCATGTACTCGCCGTACCGGTAATATCATGATTCAATGCTTTGCACGTCCCAATTCAGGAATAATTGAAATCACAAAATTGAGTGATGCATTACTTGCTCATTTTGAATATTTCACAATCGAACACTTAGAATGTTTGAATGGCCAATCTATTTATGCGGGTAAAGATGCTGACTTCATTCAATACAATGTATCAATAAGTTTTTTAGTTAACTAAAGCACATAACAAACCAATCTTTCACTACCACCTCATCGGTGGTTTTTTTATGTCTATAGGAATCACTTATGAGCAATTTCGTTTTTAAGCGTGGTGACACTTTCAATTTAAACCTTCAGTTAGTCGATATGGATGAAGCCCTGCAATATCCACCTGATGATGTTCGCCGTGCAATTGATCTCACTGGTTATACATTCACTTCACAAGTTAAAGCTTTGGCTGATGGTGCAGCTGTGGCCACGTTAACTTGTACTGCATTAAGTCAAAGTACACAGAAGGGATGGCTGAATATTAAATCAGGTACAAGCACAGCAGCATGGCCACTTGGTTTATGTCAGATGGATATTAAAGCTGTGGTGAGTGGCACTACACAGCACACTGAAACTTTGACTTTCCAAGTGATTGACGGAGTAACAGCATAATGGCAAATCTTGTATTTAAATTTAATTGGGACCATCGACCGTTCCAGTTGAACTCAGCTCAGGGCAAGCGGCAATTTATGCTGCCATTCGCTTCCGGCATTCCCAATTTAAGCCCTAACTTTTCACAAGTTCAAGGAACTGCAGCAATCTCTCAAGGTGGTACAGGGGCAATCACTGCAGCAGAAGCTCGATCAAATCTAGGAGCTGCTGAAAAAGGGGTGAATACTGACATTACTGAAATGAAAGGTTTAACTACTCCACTTTCAATAGCACAAGGGGGAACGGGTGCAAACTCCGCAATTAGTGCGAAAGTTGCATTAGGTCTGGGTGATGCTGGTGCATTGGGATATTCAGCAAATGCGGTTGCTTCGCTTTTTAATAAGACACTTGTTTCCGATTGGGTGTCTGTTTTAGGGCTTAATAGATTTGCCAACATTTCACATGGTGACTGGCAAGGCGGGAGTACAGCAAACTCTCTCTATATGCCTATGCGTTATGGGACATTGATGGGCTATCACGCCAATGATTCAATCGGTACTTATTCATGGCAATTCTTCAAAGGTGTGCAAGGGCACCAAATGTCATATCGATATGGTGCTGGATCTGATGCATGGTCAGCATGGGGGCATTTAAAGACCAGCTTCAATACATCAGTTGATGCAAACGGATTCTTAAAATCAGCCTCACCAGTAGTTAAGTTGTTTAACGACCATATCGAACTCAATAGTGATGCAGAAAAACAGCCGATTGAATTTAAGAAAGTTGATGTAGGCGATTATTTACTTAAAGGCTCTTTAGGCTTTGCCCAAGAAGGTTGGTACATCGAAGTACCCAAAGACGCAAATGGAAACACGATCGTAGCTGTGGTGTATGACACATTGGAAAACGGTGATATTTCGATTAAGACCTACAAGCGTAAATTTGATTTCGAACTTGCAGCAGTAGTAGCTGATTTAGAAATTCCCATGGATATTCCAGAAGCACGCTGGGTTGATATTCGTTTGCATGAGGAACCGGAGCCTGAACCAGAGCCACCGACAACTGAAACACCTTTTGAGTTTCAGCCAACCAATTTATCCGAAGCCGTAGCTGCCGCCATGGTTGGTATAGCTCCGCCAGATCTCTCAGAAGAAACCCAGTAAGGACCCGCTAATTTAGCGGGTTTTTTTATGCCTAAATTTTGGAGAACTATAAATGAGTTCAGGCGCAAAAATTCGATTATATGCTTGTGAAGAAGCAGTATTAGGGACGACTCCAGCAAACCCAATTTGGTACACAGTTCGCCGTGTAACCGATGGCCTATCAGAAAATGTCTCTACGGAAGAAAGCAGTGAAGTAGTTGACTCACGCTATCGTCAAGGCGGTGTAGTTACTGAAGCGGAAGTTGCTGGTCAGTTAGAGTTTGAATTGTCACTTGGTACCTTTGATTTATTCTTAAGTGCTTTAGCATTTAATAACTGGGCAACGAATAGCTTAACCATTGGCGGTAATGTACGTAAGTCTTTAACGCTGGTTAAAGTTTTTGAAGATATTGGGCAGGTGTTTATCTACCGTGGTGTGCAGGTAAATACCGGTGAAATTACCATTCAAACAACCGGGAAGATCACTGGTAACTTTGGTTTAGTAGGTAGCTCGTTTACTCGTCAGCAAACGAACCCTGTAGTGAATCCGGTTGCAGCTTCGACTCGTCCGCTTGTCAGTATGCCAAACGTGGAAAACTTGCTTATTAATGGTCAATCAATTCAAGGTAAAGCGTGCATGCAATCGCTTACGCTTTCAATTAATAACAACCTTGAAGCAATCCGTTGTATCGGCTCAGGCAAATACACACCAGAGTTCTACATTGAAAAGATGATGGATATCGAAGCAAATGCTTCCTTCATGTTCTCGGCAACTGCGGCAGGGTGGATTGATGCCATTAAAACCCGAGATGTGTTTACTCTGACCTTTGATATTAAAGACAGCAAAGGCAGTAAATACTCGTTTAACTTCCCTCAATTAGAAGTGATGGAAGCCAATCACCCGGATGGTGGGGGTGATGACATCATTACTGTAGACATCAACTTTGCTCAAGTTCGTACAGCTCCAACGATTGTACGTGCTCTTGTGTAATCGGCTTAATCAGTAACAAAGCCTATGGAATCACATGGGCTTTTTAATTTCTAAAATTTCAGAGGTTGCTATGGCTTTAAAAGTCGGAATTATTAAAAGCTCAGATGTTGCTCAGTGGTGCACTTTTGAAACTGAAGGTGGACATGCAGAGTTTAAAATCCGGGGAATTGGTTATAAGCCCTTTCAAGTTGCACTAGAGAAGGCAGGAAACCAAATCACATCCAAAGGCTATGATGTGATGGTAAAAGATGAAAACGCCAAGCTCTACCATGAATTATTACTGGATGCATGTGCTGCTCACCTGATTGAAGATTGGAAAGGGATAGTTTTTTCTGAGGTTGTGGACGGCCAGCCAGTTGAATCGGAAAAGCCTTATACCCCTGAGAATGCCTCAAAGCTTCTCAATCAAGGTGACATTGGTATTTCAATCTGGTTATTCATTAAAGAGCAGGCCCAGAAGATTCAGGAAGAAGCCGACAAGGACAAGGCTTTAATTCTGGGAAAGTCATCGAGCTCTACAAATACCAAAAAACGTATGCGTCGAAAACGCCGCACGAAATCGAACAAATCAAGTTCTTAGGTGGCCACATTCCGGATCCGCCAGAATATTCTTATGCGGCTGATTCCATTCTTTCGGCATTTAGCACTATTTGCAGATCCCGACGATATGAGCAGGGTATCCCTTTATCTTTAGATCAGCAGGCAATCAATGTCTATGCAGAGCATAATGATTTGCCAGTGGCTGCTCATATTTTTAATGACTGTATTTTTGCGTTGGATAATTTGTTTTTGGAGGAGTGCCATAAGAAGATATCAACCAAAAGCAAAGGTAAGTGACCAAATTGGGTATTGCCGGGCTGAAAAGCCCAATTTGGTCAAAACGTCAAACAATTAAGCAGTTGTTATTAAACGCGACTCAAAATAACGCAGTCGATGTTACAAGATACTTGATCTGGATTGACAGAAAATTACCTTTAAGGTATTGCGCGTGATTATCAAATGATGAATAATCACCTTACCGTCAATATTTGACGGTTTAGCATTCTTTTACTCTTTTGAGAACCTTGATGTTTGCTTGTATGTGTTTAACATTAACTGAAGCTAAACAAAAACTTAGAGCATTTGCTAGAGATACTAGCAAAATCAAGTTAACTGCACATGCAAAAGAAAGAATGAAAGAACGCTGTATCTCTATGAAGCAAATTATTTGCTGTTTTGAGCATGGAGATATTACTGAGGGGCCGTACCCAAATACTCGTGGTGATTGCCAGCTAAATGTTTCTGTTCGCACTGCAGGCGAATACATAACAACAGCTGTTGCAATCAAGCAGAGCGAGAACGGTGAATTCTCAGTAGTAGTCACTACATTTAGAGAGTAGGCTAAATTATGTATCACTATGAAGAATGCGGTCTGAGCAATATTTGGCTGCGCAATGGATTTACAATTGAAAATGATGAAGACTATGGTGAACTCGTATCTATTGAATCTGTTCATGAGCTTCATAATGCCATTGGGTTGTTCTTAATTACGCAAAAGCCTGACTTGAATGGTGAGGAAATTCGTTTTTTACGTAAAGAACTAAACTTGTCACAGAAGAATCTTGCTGGGCTTTTAGGAGTCAGTGAGACTAGTATTAGACATTGGGAAGCTGATCGCGGTTTAATTGGTAAACCTACTGAGCTATTACTTCGTGCATTATATAAAGAGCATGTTCAAGGTGATGGCAAACTAAGAAGTATGATTGAGTCATTAAATCATCAGGAACGAACTTTAGTACCAAGTGAAATTAGTTTTTCATATGGAAATAACCATTCATGGCATCAAACCAATTGTGAAATAGCTTAGTTAGTTTTATTTGATAGAAACCACCTTCGGGTGGTTTTCCTTTATGTGACATTTAGTAACCAGTTTGTTAAAGTTAGTACACTTTATAACAAACGGTAAAAACCATGAAACAAGTCATTTTAAGTCTTTTATTAGTTTTAAGCTCATTAAGTGTTGCGGAAGCAGGTAGAGGGAGACAACCGTGCTCTGGTAAGAAAGGTGGGGTAAGTCATTGCGATGGTAGTAAGTTTGTTTGTAATGATGGTTCCATCAGTGCTTCTAAAAAGATCTGCTCTAGATAGGTGATGTGATGGGATTAAATTTTAGAAAAAGTATAAAAATTGCTTCTGGAATCCGTGTCAATATTAGTAAAAAAGGGCTATCAAGTGTTTCTGTGGGTGGGAAAGGTGCACGAGTAAATGTAAGTAAGAAGGGTACTCGCACAACAGTAGGTATTCCAGGTACTGGTTTATCTTATTCTAAGTTCTCTAGTCATACTAAGAAAACGACACGTAGAAGAGAACCTGATTTTAATAATCCAGATAATGTATGGGGTTACCCTAAATCTGAATGGATAATCAGTGGAGTTATTTTATTTATAGCTTTAATAATTTTTATTTGGATTATTAGCTAATTTTAAGGTGTTGATATTGGGTGCATTTTATATGAAAAAGATTATTTTATTAAGTTTGGTTTTTGGTTTGGTAGGGTGTACTACTCCTCAAGTTGGTAATTATATTCCTAAAACTGCAAACATTAGTAAGCCGCCAATAGGTTCTATAAATACGGCCTACGTAGGGGATTCTTTAGTTTCACAAGGAAAGATCATTGAACAAGACGTAATGGTGATACAGTCTGATTATGATCTAAATATGCAATATAAAGTATTCGCTGGTAAATATGCTCAAATTGGCTATGACAAAGAAAATAAATTTTATTCTTTGCGCGAACTTAAGAAGAATACTGAAGGAGCTAGAGCAAAACTATTATCGGATCCACCAAGTGTCTTAATGATCAATAAAAAAGGATGGTTATGTGTGGTAACAATCTACAATACTAAGTCATGTGGTGATGCGACAGGTATAAGTTTCAAAACTGAAGGATCAATTAACGAAGATTCGTTCCAACAAACTTTAATTTACAGTGGAAAAGTTGGAAATAAAATAAATATTGGTTATCGTGAATTCTCAAGCAATATTGCTCGACCAGCATTTAATAATGATGTTGAGTATGATTTAAGCCAATCAAAAGAAATTGGCTATAAAGGTGCTCTTTTGGAAATTATTGAGGCAACAAACCAAGATATTAAATACAAAGTGATTAGGAACTTTAATAAGGTAGATTAAGATGAGTGCACCACAATATAAACCAATGAGAGAAAGTGAAGTTTGTAATACTATCGGGTGGGTGTTAATAGCTCTCGGCTTTATCGCAGGTTTTTTATTTATTCTTGCATTTGGTCGAATTGAAGTAGCTTCTTACTATGGTAAAGAAACGGTTTGGTCTGGAGTTATGATAGCAACAGGAATCGGAATTATATTTAATGGATTCCTTGCAGACTACTTATTTCAAAAAGTAGCTAGTATTCTTCGTTACCATGAGAATAAATAATATCTTGTATAAAAAGCACCCTAGGGTGCTTTTTAAAATTGGTTTAACTACCCTGCTTGGTAATTATATTTAACTTAAAAAGAACTACCCACTCATTGAGTGGGTTTTTTATTGCCTAGAGGAAAGTAAAATGGCACAAGAATCCCGTTTGGTCATTGTTATTGATTCGCAAAATGCTGAACGTAATGCGCGTAATCTAGGCAATGAACTTGTTAGCATTGAACGTAAAGGTGAGTTTGCATCTAAGTCTATGGACAGCTTATCTGTAGCTACTAGAGCTTTAGCAGGACACATGGCTGGCCTAGTAACGGTGGGTGCAGCTATATCTAAAATGGACACTTATACGGGCCTTCAGAACCGTCTAAAGCTCGTTACTAATAATCAGGCTGAATTGAATAAAGCGACTGAAGATACATTCCAGATCGCACAAAAAACCTATTCAGCATGGGATTCTGTTCTTCAGGTCTACCAGCGTTTTAGTGATAATGCCAAAACTTTAAACCTCACAATGGATGATACGGCCCGGCTAACTGAAACGGTCTCAAAAGCCGTAGCAATTAGTGGTGCAAGTGCAGAAGCTGCTGATGCAGCTTTAGTTCAGTTTGGGCAGGCTTTGGCAAGCGGAACGTTGCGTGGTGAAGAGCTTAATTCTGTAATGGAGCAAACCCCGGCATTAGCAAAGGCTATTGCTCAAGGTATGGGGATCACCGTAGGAGAGTTGCGATCTGTTGCAGCTGAAGGAAAAATTACTTCACAAGAAATCGTTAAAGCGCTTAAAAATGTTCAAAATGATGTAGATGCATTATTTGCTAAAACTGATATTACAATCGGGCAGTCTCTCACACTCCTAAACAACGAGATCACAAAATTTGTTGGCGAAGCAGGTAAGGGAAGTGGTGCGGCACAGGTATTAGCTGGATCAGTTCAAACTCTTGCAAGTAATTTAGATTTAATTGCTGATGGGGCTTTAGTAGTTGGTATTGGATATATCACTCGTGCAATTTTGATGAAGAGCGCTGCTATTAAAGAGGGAATGGTTTCAACTTTAGCGAACCGCCAAGCATCTGTATTAAATGCTCAAGCAGAATATGCAGAAGCTACCGCTGCTTTGAATGCAGCAAAAGCTCATCTCGCGAATGTGCGAGCAACAAATGCAGAAACCCAAGCTAAATTTGGAGCAACTGCGGCAGCAACTCGATACGCACAAGCACAGGCAGCAGTAACTGCTGCTACAAATGCACAAACAGCAGCTCAAATTAAGCTAAATACTGCAACTTCAATTGCAGGGAGACTAGCTAAAGGGGCGTTTGGATTAATTGGTGGGTGGACTGGAGTTGCAACATTAGGAGTAATGGGATTAGCGGTAGCCTATTCTTATTTTAATAATAAGGCAGAGGAGGCAAAACAAAAGCTTGCTGAACAAGCTAAAGTTGCTGAGAAAGCTGATGAGGAGTTAAAAAAATTAACTGGCAATGATAAGGCTAAAGCAGTTAATGATTTAACTATTGCTTTTAATGCACAAAATAAAGCATTAGAGAAATCATCGCGTGCTGTAGGGTCTGCATTAATTGATATCGAGAACTATGCACGAGGAAATAGGGAGGTTGAAAAAATTTCCCAAGAAGCGAGAACTGGAACTATCAGCTATACAGAAGCCATTGAACGTCTAAATAAAATTAAGTTGCCTACAGATCTATATGAAAATCTGAAAAAACAGGCTGCGCAGTATGATGACAATGCATCTAAAGCAAGTTTATCAGCTGAGAAACTTAAATTATTAAGAGTTGAGGTGAAACTTGGAGGTAATGAAGCACAAAATGCGGCAATTCAGCATCAAAAACAAGCGGATGCTTTAGGAAATACTGCTACTGAAGCAGAAAAGGCAACTAAGGCTTTGCAAGATTATCAAGCCAAGCAAAAAGATAGCGTTATTGATTCAATCTATAAATCAGGTTGGCTTGATAAAGGTTACACTGTTGCTCAAGCTAATGCCATTTTAGAACTGCAAAAAGCTAAAGGAATGAGTGCAATTTTGTCTAAAGATGAAATTGATAGCGCACTTAGAAATCTCAAGATCATCGAAGAACAACAGGAGCGAGAAGATAAATTAACTGAAGCTAAAAGAAAGCAAACCAAAGAGGCTGCCAAACAAGCTGTTCTACTTGCGGGGAATAATGAGCAAGCAAGAAATATGCTTCGGGTTTACCAATCCTTCCGTAATGCAGGCTTAGGCGATAAACAAGCTCGTGTAATGACAGCTCAAGTTGGACGAGAGACTGATTTTAGAAATGAGGCAATGTTTGGTAGTCACAAAGATGCCAATAATGGTTATAACAACACAGGATTTTTATCATGGCAAAAAAGTCGCTCAACTAAATTAATGCAGTCTTTACAAGGGCAAGGAGTCTTGGATAAAAACGGTAAAATCCAGCAAACTCAAGATGCATTGGATGCAATGGCTAAACATGCTGTGCAAGAGGCGATGACCGATAAAAGTTATAGTAAATCTAAAGCAGCTCTTCTTAATGAAGATTTAGACTATCGAAGTTTAGAGAGAATCGTTGCCAAAAATTTTGTTGGCTGGGACTATGACGGGAAAAAGCTTGGCAAAGCTAAAGCTTCACAGCATTTAGCCAAACAAGACTCTTACTATAATCAGCTTAGTAAAATTTTAGGGGATAACCCCGAAGCAGCCTCAAAAGCAATCGGCGATCTTTCAAAGTTTGAAGATGAAGCATATAAGGCACGTGCTAAAACTCTTGAGGAAGTTAAGCAGCTACAGGCAACATATGACTCAGAATCAGTTGCTAGAAGCAAAAAACGTGAGGAGGAAATCAACAAAGCAACCATTTTAGGTCAATCAAATTTAATCCCAAAAATTAATGAGCGTTATGATGCTGAAGATAAGTTATCTCAGAAGCAATTTGATTTTGAAGTAAATGGTTATAAGTGGACTGAAGAACAAAAGCTTGATTACACATATGAAACTAATTCTTTGCGATTAGTTGCTGAAGGCAAACTCTCTGAAGATCAAAGAAAGGTTGCTTTAGATGGCCTGAAATTGCAAAAACAGCAAGAGTTAGGGTTATTAAAACTAGCTCAGGAACAGCGGTTGTTTCAAGCCCGTTTGTCTCTGCTTTCGGAAACTCAAGCCATGCAGGAGAGGTACAGACTGGAAAGAGAGGAAATTCTTAAGAATACCAAGCTTTCCATTGCAGAGCGGCAAAAGCTAATCGCTTTATCTAAAGCCACTCAGGAGAAAGAGACTCGCGATAAGGTGAATAATGCTGTTCAAAACTGGGGTGGTATTCAGGCTGATATGAATGGTACCAGCGAGTTCTTCAGACAGGATCAGGAACGTTTTAACCGTTTGAATGCTGCAAATGATTTAGCAGATAGTCAATTTGCTGCTACTGATCTGAATGAACAAAACTCTTTAGATGGTCTTGATGCTCAACTGGAAGCAGGACTCATTAAGCAACAGGATTACGAAAATCAGAAAACAGCTATTATTCAAACTGCTCAAGATCAACGTAATCAGATTGCTGCTGAATATGCAAAGAATGCTCAGGATATTGAAGATAAGTATCAACAAGATCGCTTGAACACTCAAATTGCATTTGGTGGCCAAATGATGGGTTCACTCACATCGATGTTTGGTTCAATGTTTGGTGAGCAGTCTAAAGCATACAAAATAATGTTCGCTGCAGATAAAGCTTATGCGATTGCAGCTGCCGGTATTGCGATTCAGCAAAATATTGCAGCAGCTTCAAAAGCTGGTTTTCCTCTTAACATTCCATTAATTGCTGGAGCTGTTGCACAGGGTGCTAGCATTATTGCAAACATCCGTGCAATCAAAGATCAAGGCTTTGCTGACGGTGGTTACACTGGATCTGGTGGAAAATATGAACCTGCAGGTATTGTCCATAAAGGAGAGGTGGTCTGGTCCCAAGACGATATTCGCCGTTGGGGTGGCGTTGGGTTAGTTGAAAATATGCGTAAGAGTGCAAACCCTGAAGCATTTATCAATAATCATGCTATTAACAACACTTCAGCAGAAAATGTCTTTAATCGTTCATTCCTAAGCTCTAAAGCTTTTAATGATAATCAAAATATCTCGAATATCTTTAATCAGCCTACTCGAGAGAATCAGATTATCGTTAATGCTTTCAAGTCAAGTAAAGACGCGGCGTCAAGATCGGGAGATGTTCAAAGCATTACTAACCAGTATGCTGGGAACAACACTTCAATAGAGAATGTTTTTAACCGTTGTTTCTTGAGTTCAAAAGCATTTAATGACAACAAGTCGATTTCAAATATATCTAACCTTTCTAACTCAAAAGTTCTAAATAGTAATGTTTCAAACAGTACTGTGCAGAATGCTGAGAAAGAATTACTTAAAGAAGTTTCGATCTTCAAAGACAATGGTTTTGCTGATGGAGGCTATACAGGCAAAGGTAAGAAATATGAGATTGCTGGTGCCGTGCATAAAGGTGAAATTGTTTGGTCCCAAGATGATATTAAAAAATGGGGTGGTGTTGATAAAGTTGAAAAGATGAGAAGGGCTACAAGTCCAGAATCATTTGTTTCTAACTATGCTCAAAACCATACCACTTTTGAAAGTATCTTGAATCGGGCCCACCAGAGCTCAAGGATTTTTAACCAGAGCAAAGAAATCTCGAACATCTTTAATCAATCTGTTCAAGATGATCAGATTATTTATAAGGGCAATGGCAACGTGCCTACTTCAGCAACTTCTGATCTATACCACGATGGCAAGGTCTACTTCTCATCCAATGGTTTAGTTCAGGATCGATCAAATCTTGAGGATGTTCAAGACTTCACGATAAGTCAAGCTTCTCGACCTCAAGCTGAGATTATGCCTTCAATTGAACCTTCTACACCGACAATCAATTTCAAAATTGAAGTGATTAATCAGGTGAGTGGAGCGACAGTTGAAGCTGAACAACTGGATGAGCAAACAGTCCGGATCATTGTTACAGATGAACTGGATAAGCAGCTTCCAAGAAAGGTACCGAAGCTTGTAAGTGATCAAATTGGTAATCCAAACTCAACTATTAGTCGGTCTTTGACTGAGAATACGACAGCAAGACGGAATCGTACTTAATAATTTGAACCCTTTTCGGAGGGTTCATTTTCATAATATTTAAATTTCAAGGTGATAGAGTCTATTTGCATTTAAATTGATGGTTATGACATGAAAAAAATAATTGTAATTCCGACAATACTTTTAAGCCTTACGGGATGTGCCATTCCTGCGGTAAATAATCTCGTAAGATCTACAAATATGTATCAAGACGAAATAGCAGGTGATACAGCAAATTTAAGGGTTTATAGAAGTAATATACCCATGGTGCAGTTTTATATTAGTTATCAAAATAATAAGGGTGAAAAAATTTCTAAAAACCTTATAACGAAACAGATAACAAATAATTTAACAAAGTATGGCTCAATGCATGAGCCAAAGACATTGAATATGCCTAAACCTACAATTGCTTTGAATAATGGTGAAGAATTTTTTGAGTTTAAAGTACCCGCAAATAAGAAGTTAACTTTCAGGCTTACTTCTGTTATTGGGTCAACTACTATGTATAGTTGTGATGGGCTTTGTTGCACAAACCTATCTCTAAAGGCTTATTCCACAATATAATTTTCAAATGAATAAGTTGACACCTAAAATTTATCGCACAACCAATTGGTCTTCATATAACCGAGCTCTCATTAATCGTGGAAATATTGCCATTTGGTTTGATCCTGCTACGCAATGGTATGCCCCATCAAAAGGCAAACAAGGACGAAATCAAACTTACTCCGACGCAGCTATCCAATGCTGCCTAATGATTAAATCACTCTTTCGATTGTCTTTACGCATGGTCACTGGCTTTGTTCAAAGTCTCATCCATCTTTGTGGGTTAAATTGGATAGCGCCAGACTACACTACAATTTGTAGACGACAACAGCATATTGATATTGTGATTAGCTATCAAAAAAGTTGTGATGGACTGTATCTAATCGTTGACTCTACAGGTCTGAAATTCTTAGGTGAGGGTGAATGGAAGCGTAAAAAACATCAGCCTGAATATCGTCGACAATGGCGTAAATTACATATTGGTATAGATGCTAAAACCTTACAAATACGCGCTGTTCAGCTCACAACCAACAATGTGAGTGATTCACAGGTACTTGGTGATTTACTCGATCAGATTCCACAAGATGAGAGAGTTGACTCCGTCTATACCGATGGAGCTTATGATACCAAACAGTGCCGACAGGTCATTGCGGATCGGCAAGCACATGCAGTGATTCCACCAAGAAAAAATGCGAAGCCATGGAAAGATAAAAAGATGGGCTCGCTAGAACGCAATGAGTTGCTTCGAACAGTTAAACGTTTAGGAAGAACTATTTGGAAGAAATGGTCAGGCTATCATCGGCGAAGTTTGGTTGAAACCAAGATGCATTGCATCAAATTATTGGGGGATAAACTCAGTGCGAGAAATTTTCAAAGCCAAGTCAATGAGATTCATGCACGTATGGCAGTATTAAATAAATTTACGGACTTAGGCAGACCACATACCCGAGTTGTCACTTAAATTTGAGTAGATATGAGAAGTCTTAACTTTTAAATCTTTGTGCAACAAAGCCGTTGTGATGTAAAAATGGACTATCAGTTGGAAAGAAATAGAAATTATGAATTGATCCGATTTAAACAAATCAAAGATATTGTGAATCCATCTTTATTGACCGAACCATCTCAAGATAATACTTACTGCAAATTTGTGGTGAAAGAGATTTTTGAAGATGGTAAAGAAACCGTAATTAAACCAATTTTTTAAGTTCTAACTACTTTATTAAATAGGGGGAAATTACGATGCATCAAAGTGAGGTTGGATTCTGGGGTGGTGGTAGTATATATGTATCAGGTGTTCCTAATGATCTACAGAAGTTCTTTGAAGCACTCACAAAATTATCTTTAAAATTTCCAAATGATTTTGAGTGGCCTTTGGTACTTAATAGATTATATAAAAAGTATGTTCGATATGAAGATATTAATAAAACTAAAGAGATTATGGATTTCTGTAAATCAAAATTGACGGAAGCATCTGAAAATGAAAATACGAATATATTTTTAAAGTACTTTAGACAATTTAATTCTGCAGTAGAGAGCGCAATTTATTTTTACGAGTATTTCAATGATTATGTACCAGTTAGAATAGCTGTAGTAGATTTACCATGGCAAATGGTTGAAGCCCGAAGACCTCTTCGTGAATATGATCAATTAGAAGGCGAACCTTATTGGTTGACTGATTATAGTTGGGAAGAAATGGAACGGTTAGGCAACTTATAAATTGTAGATTCTTATTATTTAAAGCCCCTTTGGGGCTTTTTTATTACCTGAAGGAAAGTTATGTACAAGTTAAAGCTTAATCCTCAGACCAGCGGCTATGGCGTAACACCGGGTGATGATGTGAAACGTCAGCAAATGGATGGTGGGCGTGGTCGCTACTACATCGATGTGAAGCGTAATAGCCATATTGTTGATGTGAACTGGAATTTAAGTAAAACCGATTTCAATAAAATGATGGCGTTCTGGCGGGTCTACCAGAATAAACCAGCCTCATTTTATGCGGATCTGGTGATTGATCAGGGAACACGTCAGCAATACCTGTGTAACTTCATTCCGAACTCGTTCAAGACCAATGAGGTGAATGGCAACCTTTACCGGGTAAATGCACAACTCGAAGTTGTTCAAAACCAGCCTAACCTTGCTGCAGATATAGCATTAATTAAAGATTGGGAGGTCTGATGGATAACGAATATGCCGAATTCTTTTTCAATCGAAAAGTTGATATTTATCAACTGGAATGTATTGAACTCTCACACCCTTCTTTTATGAATACTTACCGGGTAGTCCGTAATGATGACCGAGGGGTGTATGTTCAGCACAATGAAGGTGAAGGGCAGGTGCTTTATGAATACCTGCCTATGACAATTCAAAGATCCGGAATGCTGGGCGATCTAGACCAGACTTTAACAGTCTCTATTTCAGGTCTTGGTGATATTTTGCCGGATGAGTTTGAACGGGTAATAGAAGGTCAATTTCCGGATGTAAAACCAACAGTTAATTATCGGCTTTATAGTTCAGATAATTTAAATACACCGATGCATTATCTGCTTGGCTTACAACTCGCCGGTGTTTCAATGAACCATAAAGCTGTGACGTTCAAAGCTGAATCTCCACGATTAAATACCGCTAAAACTGGAGATATCTTTGCACTAGACCGCTTTACTGGTCTCAAGGGGGCTATATGAAAAGTCATGATCATTTGCTTGATAGACAATATGACGAGGAAAACTACAACTGTGTTCATTTTGCTCATGAAGCTGCATTGGATCTATATGGAATAGACCGGGTGGAAGCACTTGAATTTTTTATGAAGCCTATTAAAGAAAAGGTATTTCTACCATCAAGGTTAAAACTTTTAAATCCACTGCCCATGCCCAAGGAAGGCTGCATAGTCGCCTTTCACTCGAGATACCGAAACAAGCCCCCACATGTGGGGCTTTTTCGTTTGGGCCGTGTTCTACATTTGATGGAAGGCGGAGTTACTTTTTTATCCGAAGAAGTGATCAAGGCAATGGGTTTTAGTCGGGTCAGTTACTATGATTAAGATTATTTATAAAAAAGATGCTTTGTCTGAAGAAAAGACGATTGAGCAGGCTCAAACCATCGGACAATGGCTTACTTCAAAATATGATTATATGCCTGAACATGTCCGTATTTTCCATACAACAAGTAATATGGATCATGCCGAAATTTCATTTGCGAATGAAGTCACGCCGAAAAATGCATATGAGTTAAAGCAGCTTGATTTCTTACCAGGTACTTTTATCGTAATTGAGAATCCTAAAGGTATTGAGCTTGGTGCAGCTGCATGGGCTGCTATTATCTCATTGGTTGTGGGGGTGGCAGTTGCATTATTAATGCCAGTACCTTCAATTACACAAACAAACCAAAATAACAACCAGTCTTCATCTGCAAATAACGAATTATCCAATCGTGAAAATAAAACTCGTGTAAATGGCCGGATTGCTGATAACTATGGAGCCGGGTGGAACACACCCGACCTAATCGCAGTGCCTTACAAAGTTTATGAAAATAACGTTGAAGTTGAACACGTTGTCGGTTGTATTGGTCGTGGTCACTATAAAATTAACGGTGCATATGACGGTGAAACCAATATTGTCGATATTGCCGGTGCATCGGTAGAAGTCTATCGACCAGGCGTTGATATTGTCTCGGGTGAGCCATATTTCTCGCTTGGTACCGAAATTACCACGCCGCCACTAACGGTTCAGCATCAAACTTCTGTTAATGGCCAAGTTCTCCGTCCAGCTGATACACAAAGCTTGGAAGGTACCAACTATCTTCTTTTTGCATATCCTAATGAGATCCTGCGGGCATCTGCAAACAATACGGATTTAACCACTAAGTTTGTAAGTAATGACCGTGTAGAAATCACCAATGCCTCATTCACGTTTAATGGCCAGACTTATGATTTAAACGGTACATATGGCGTTCTATCGGTAGCTGATGACCGTATGGCATTGTCTAATCCGGCTGCGGTAAACCCCAACTGGCTAAAGCTAAAGGAATTATCAAATCAGCAAACTGGTGCTTTATCTCCAAAGCTTTCATCTATTGGCGAGAAGTGGATTGGTCCATTCATTCTGGACAATGTCGAACGAAGTCGGGTGCTATGTAACTTTGTGGCCACAAATGGACTTTACACAGTTTCTTCAGGTGGAAATCAGGGAGCTGTAAACGTCACGATTGAAGTTGAAGTAACACCGGTTAATGAATCTGGTGCAGCCATTGGCAATCCAATGCTGAAGCAGATAATCCTAAAGGGGTCAGCAAAGTCACGTCAGACAGTTGGTGCAACGCTGGATATGGTGACATTTCAGGGTCGCTGTAGTGTCCGTGCACGCCGTTTAACACCAACACCAGCGGTTACAACGGTAGTAGATGAAGTAAAGTGGCAGGCGCTTTACGGTGCTTATCCTTTGCAAAGCACAGTGTATGAACATGAAACGGTTTTTCGTGCACGTACTTATGCAACGACCGGAGCTTTATCTGTTAAGTCCCGTAAGATCAATTTCGATCTTCAGCGAATGTTGCCGACTTATAAAAATGGGGCAATGACGACAGAGCTATTTCCAACATCGAGCTTTGCTGATGCACTGGTTTCAATGGCACTGGATGACAAGATAGGCCGCCGTACGATCGACGAAATAGATCTGGAAAATATCTATCGGACTTATAACGATGTGGTTGATTATTTTGGTACACCACTTGCGGCTGAGTTCTGTACTACGATTGATGATACAAACCTATCTTTTGAAGAGCTGGTCACCAATCTTTGTGATGCCGTGTTTTGTACTGCATATCGTCAAAATAATAAGCTCAAGCTTTATTTTGAACGTCCAACTGATAACTCGGTAATGCTATTTAACTTCAGGAATATTATTCCTGATAGTTATAAGCATGATCTTACCTTTGGCGTGATGGATGACTACGATGGACTGATCTATGAATACACGGATCCGGCCGACGATAGTCGTATCAATATCTATTTGCCGGACAAAGGAGCAAAGAACCCGAAAGAAGTGAAATCCGTTGGGGTACGAAACAAGTGGCAAGCTCATTTTAATGCATACCGGATCTGGAATAAGCTTCGATTTCAACGTAAATCCATAACCTTTGATGCGGCGCCTGAGTCTGAGTTACTTGTGCTACGTGACCGTATTGCCGTAGCAGATTATCGCAATGGTATTCATCAAAGCGGGGAAGTGGTACAGCAAGAAGGTTTAATCCTCACCTTAAGCCATGATGTAGATTTCATTGCAGGCAAGAGCTATGTGATTTATTTGCAAATGGGGGATGGCACAGTGGACCTTATTCCTGTTACCGCTGGATCTGCCAAGAACAAGGTGGTTTTAGGCCGTTTACCGAACGGGGCCTTAAAGCTTAGTCCTGATGATTTTGTGAATACTATCTATACGGTGGTTAATGACGATACCAAAGGCTCATTGCCTTATCTGGTTGCAAAAAGAGAACCTGCTGACCAGTTCTCTAATACCATTACTGCAATTAATTACGATGAACGTTATTACCTCAATGACAAGGACTTTATTGATGTGCCAGTAGATGATTCACCGATTTACATTCGATATGACCAGCTGGATATTAATCTGGCGCGTTTATATCAGATGCAAAGAGGTGATTTGCCAACTACAGGTGAGATTAGCTTTGTAGTTGAAGCTGGTGCGCTGGTTTCAAGTTCAAGTTCTTATCGACCTGAAACAAGGATGGTTTATAAGTTTAACTATAATAATAGTCCTGCAAAACGAGAGTATATCGTTCCTGCTGCAATTGAATTACCAGCGATAGATACAGGGGAGTTCCCACCTGATCTGGTGGTGAATCTAACGATTAAAGGCTCAGTTGTTGGACGTGGTGGAGATGGCGGGTTGCCACATCTAGCTTACGGAGATTGGGAAAAAGATTCTGACTTCAATTTTACCAAAACCCGCCGTGATGGGTTTCAGGGAGCACCCGGTTTGTTGAACCGGCACAGCAAACTAAACCTGATTATCGATGGAGGGACGTTAGCTCGAGGCGGCTCAGGTGGTGGAGCAACACCAAGTGGTATTTACACTGGATCATCTTATGGGGTTCAGGGAATTCCCGGTGGTGCTGGAGCACCATTTGGTCGGGTCATGACTGGACAGCCGATTTCAAATGACTCACAAGATTATCGCCTCTATCTGGAGAGTTATTTAATGGTTATGAAAATCACTGATGCTGAAGCTTCGGTACCCGGGAAGGGTTACCGAACCCAAAATGACCGTTATGGATCTCCATTATCGGGTGATGGCGGTGGATGGGGCGAACGTGGTACCAAGTCTACCAATGGTGGAACATGGAATTGGCAATACCATGGAACGACGGAAGGCCAGCCGGGGCCGGGTGGACCTGCAATTGTTGGGGTGGCACCTCTAACAACTCAATTGATTAACGGAGGGAAAATCTTACAAACCCTTTAAACCTTAAAAGAACTATGAGCACCCAATTGGGGTGCTTTTTTATTGTCTAAAAATATCTGGAGAGATTTATGGAACCAGTTTCCACAAGCGGTTTAACAGCAATTTTAAAATTTTATGGTGCAGCAATTATGGTGACTTTAGCGGTCGCTTTAGTGGCAGCAGTTGTATTGATGACACGTATGCCTCGCTCACCACAAGAGTGGGCAGTTGGTTTGATCTGTACTGTTGTATCAAGCCTTGCTGGCGGCTCATTCATTATTGTGAAGTGGGGACTTCATGAATGGGTTACTGATGTATGGGGGATGATTGCTCTAGGTGGGTTCTTCTTTGTTTGTGGTTTACCCGGTTGGGCTTTAGTCCGTTGGATCTTTAATTTTATAGATAAACAGGAAGGTAAAACGATCGTTGAAGTAATCAAAGAGTTTAAGAAAGCCAGAAAAGACATTGAAAACAGCTAATGCCGCCTTCGGGAGGTTTTGTTTAGAAGTATCAAGTATAAGAGAGAAATTACCTGTTGACACTGCAAGCCGCTGACTACTACGAAAAACTATCGACAACCAATATTATGAAACGACCACCTTCGGGTGGTAATTCTTTTTTTACGGGTAGGAAAACGGGTATGAAGCGTGAGTCAACTAACAGAAACAATTTTTTAACAAAGTTAGCGGAAGCCCTTCCGCCTGATATTAAAAAACGGAAGGGGGTAAAGTTCGTCTATTAATTCTATAGGAAGTAAGAAATGTACTTTATTCCAAAAAAGCAAAAACCCCAGTGCGCCAACACTAGGGTTTTGGTTAACAGTTAAGGAGGGTTAACTATTAATGAATCAATCTGAGGAAAATGTTAGCACCAAACCCGGTATAAGTATAGAGGGTAAAATGAGTGAGAAAGACGCAGGTAGAGCTGCTGTAATCATGGCTTGGGGTAAAGCTATATCCCTAGTAATTGGTAGTGTTGCTGGAGCAATAACTGCTATTACGACTTTTTTTAAATATATATTTTAAAGCTATGAAACAAAACTTATGAAGCCGACTTATTTGAGATCGGCTTTTTATTGACTGTGCGCCTAAGGGCGCTTTTTTATTGTCTAAAGGAAACTTAAATGAACATCGAACAATACCTTGAAGAATTGATCAAACGTGAAGGCGGTTATGTAAATAACCCGGCAGATCGGGGCGGTGCAACCAAATACGGTATTACTGAAGCAGTTGCTCGAGCAAACGGATTTAAAGGAAACATGAAAGATTTGCCGCTTGATGTCGCCAAGTCTATTTATCGCAAAAACTATTGGACAGCTCCGCGTTTTGATCAGGTGAATACCGTTTCTTCAGCGGTAGCGGAGGAGTTATTAGACACAGGAGTAAATTGTGGTACTGGCTTTGCAAAACCTCTTTTACAGCGTGCACTAAACTTATTGAATAACCAGGGTAAAGCAGGTTGGCCAGATCTTACGGTCGACGGAATTTATGGACCTGCTACATTAAATGCTCTTAAAATTTATATGGCCAAACGTGGAAAAGATGGCGAGAAAGTATTAGTGCGAGTTCTTAATATCATGCAAGGCCAGCGCTACATTGAAATTTGTGAGCACAATCCAAGCCAAGAGCAGTTTTTCTATGGTTGGATCGCCAATCGAGTTGTTATATGA